CCAGTCTCTACGCGGCGATACTTCGCCCCAGAGAGATCAAGCAACTTAGCACCGAAGCGCATCTTCCAGCCTGCGATTGCGAACTGAGCGAGCGGGTCGCTGTGGTCGCCACCTGGGGCAGTGAAGTACGCCTGAAGCGTCTGCGAGTCACCGACTGTATAAGAGTCTGGACCCATGAAGTACGCCGAGTAAATGTTAGCGTCGTTAGCACCGCCGCTTGCGCCCGTAAACACCTTAGCGTTTGACGAGACAATAAAGCGAACGCCAGCGAACTTACCAATTTCACCCGTCAGAAGAGGGGTGTTATCGGAATACTTGTTAGCCTCAAGCCAGCCGTTTGCGGTCGTATCTGAAATCAGATCGTACTCGTGGAACGGATGGATGATTGCACGGTAAGTGCCGTCTGCAAACGTTGGAACGTTGGCAGCCTTAAGAGCGGCAACGGTCTTCTTCACAAGTTCACCAGTCAGACGGGCAGTTGCGGTCATCGTTGAACGTGACGCATTTGCAGTCTGAGCACCAGTGCTGGCGTTAATGTTAGGAGCGTACGAAACGTTCGTGCCTGCGGCAAGAACATCACGAACGATCTTATCCATTGACTCCGCAGCCTGACGCGCAAGTCGCTCGGAAGCAACAGCGATCAGGTCATGTGGAGAGTCCAACTGAGCAAGATCCGTGATCTGCAGGGTCTGACCGTACTGCGTAGCAGTAAAGGCATCGCTTGAGATCGTGAGAGCCTGCGCCGTTGGTGGTACGCCTTCGCCAAGTGCCGTTACAGCACTGCCGAGGTCAGCGTAGCGAGCGAAACGAATCTGGTTAGTTCCCTTAACAAAACGCCCTGGCACGTACTGGTCAGGGAGAACGTGGACTAGTCGCCCACGAAGTTCCTGCTCAGCCTTTGCCTGAACGAGATCCTGAACAAGCGAAGCAAAGTTCGTTGTTGAGGTTGACGTAACAGCCATAGTATTACTCCTTAAATATTACATATCTGCGAATGGGTTACCTAGTTTCTTCATCTCATCAATAATGTCTTCAACGGTCCGCTTTCCAACGGGCGCTGAATCCTTCCGAGTGTTTACACTAGGTACATTAATTTTTACGGTATCCGATGGAACACTCTTCTCTTCCGCTTGTGCCTTCTTGATAGACGCTAGGTAACTCTCAAAGGATGCTGCACGAGCCTCCTCTTCAAGACCTGCGGTATCAGCAAGGAACTGCGCATAGTTCGGAGCCGATGAGCGAATGCGCTCTTGACGAGCGTACTCCTTTGTCGCGTTCAATTCAGTTTCAAGTGCCGCCAGCCTAGCCTGTGCCTTCTCAAACTCGGACATGTTTGATTGTTCCTGCTCTGCTTTCCATCGCTTCAGTTGGTCTGTCTCTGTCTTCACAGCCTCAAGAGCCTTCTGTGCAGCGGTGAGCGCTTGATCCTTACCAGCAAGCCGCTTCTTCCAAGTGGCAACGTCATCTTCCGCTTCTGGAGTGGCAACGACAGGGGCAACCTCAGGGGCTACTACCTCGCTCTGCGACTCTGCGGGAGTTGTTACGACTTCTTCAGCCATTGCTATTTCTCCTTCTACTACTATTTGCGATTGAACAGAATGTCACCTAGACCCTCTGCCAGATCGCCAATTGCTTGTCCAGCCAATTCAACTGGACCACCTGCTTCTTCTGTTTTATTACCTAGGTAGTCAAAGATGTCGGCGGATTGTTTGCCGAAACGACCAACCCCGATTGTACCACTAATGAACTGAGTCGCGCCATAGGATACCGACCCAAGGATGTCAGCATCTCGTCCCTCTAGTGTTGCGGCAACAGCCTCTCCAGCCCTCTTGACTGGTGCGCTTGGGGATACGCTGATATCGGTTGGTAGCCCAGGAATAAGAATGTTTGCAAACATGTAGATAAGAGGGTTCTTTTCTTGGGCGTTCTCATCGTTCATGCCGTTAACCATTGCCTCTCGGATCTTGCGAGCAGCAGCAAACCCTACGAGAGGGGCGTACTTCCCCCAGTCCGCAGCAGTGAACTTGCCACCAGACATTGCCTTAATGATTGCCATGTATGGGGCAAGGACAGTACCAGCGATACTTCTAGTCGGGCTGAGCAACAACATGCGGGCATACTCTGGCATGACCTTTCCGAACATGTATGAGGTTGGGTATAGACCAAAGACTGGGTGGTTGATTGATCGCTCAATAAACCCACGACCAGTATTGAAGAAGTGTGTCTTGTCGGCATTTTCCATCGCGGACTCAAGACCATAAGCAAAGGCGTTCCAGAGCGTTTCCTCTTCGGTGCGCACGGCACGAATCTTGATAAGGTGATCCTTGAGTGCAGTGATTGTTTCTGGTGAGATCTTCTTCTTCGCGGCAACAGCGTCACGCACAGCAGAGGAGATCTCTGGCAGCATCTCTGCCCGACGCTCAGCAACAACAAAGAGCGAAGCCATCTCAGTTGCAAGCGGCTGTGCAATATTGTCTCCCATGAATGCGTCTCGCACTGCGTTCTTCCGCGTTGTCGCTGCCTCAAACTCTGTTCGCATTCTTGTTGCAATACCGTCTACGCTTTCCATTGCTTCAGAGTACGCCTTTTTAGTGTTGGATGCAAAGTTTCCTGATGCCGTCATGCGCATTGACTTTGCATTCTCTACCTTAATCATCGCATCTTGAATCCCCTTTAGGAGGTCTGGGGAGTATCCAATAGACAATGCGTCAGCATGAATTACCGATAGACGGGTACTAAGTTTTTCAAGCCCGTCCTTACGCTTCTTAGCGTTCTTGCTCCCCAGTAATTTTGACAGTTCCTTTCGGCTGATGTCAAGGTTCTTAATAGGGTTGTCATCGTACTGCCGACCAAATCCAACGCCAAGCGGCTTGTTATGCTCCCATGCTGATCTCGCGGATGCGCGGTTGCGGACAAGAGCCTGTCGCTCGCGAAGGAATAGAAGAGATGCGCCCTTGCGGTCTCCGCCCGCAGCCTTAAGCCATGTAGCCCACTGCTGCGGCGCATGCTCCTCAAAGCGTCGGGACAGCGTCGTGGAAAAATCGTCTAGCCCTTCTGCGGATACGTATCGCAGGTAGTCAACAGACTTGTACGGTCCGATTGCCTGAAGGGTCAACCCTTTAGTAAGTGCCCGAGCAAACGACTCGTTACCACCAAAGCGCATGATTGCGTCTGTGGTCTGACCAGCAAAGTACATGTTAATTGCGTTCATCTCTTGGGCAAACTTCAACTCAGAACGCTCCATAATCAGAGACTCGGACATAATCTCTAGCGCGTCCAACTTCTCCGTCTTGCCAGTGCGTGGGTCAATGACCTCATAGATACGCTGGTTGCCGAACCGAACGTCGCCTGAGGGGATCTTGATCTTCCACTCGTCGTTGTATCCGCGCATAAGGTTCCACCACTTAGACTCAACAACTTCCTGCATGCCGAAGATCGGACTAAACTTGAACTTCATTGCAGGGTATACCTTGTCGGCTAGTTCCGTAAACGCTGGACCGAAGAGATACTTCTTGGACTTAGCCCAGCCAGTACCCTTGCTCGTTAGTCCAACCTTTAGTAGGTCGCCTTCTGCAGCCCAGAACACAAGTCGCTGGAGATCGCCGTTTGCGCGCATCTGATCCAGTTTCATCCACTCAGTACCGCCAAGAGCCTTGGTCTCCGCAATGAGTTTACCTACAACTCCAATTACGCCAGACTCAAGTTCGGCTGATACGGCAGTTCGGATAGATCCCTTTGTCTTAAAGCCATAGTCCGTGAGTAGTCGGTGCAGGCGACGGGTCTGCTCGCGTGAAAGAGGAATGTTCTGCTGAACTACGCGCTCCTGTAGTCGGCTGAGTGTGTTGGAAATAATGCCAGATGTGCGCTTCTCTGACATAAGAACGTCCACTGCCTTACCCAGAATGTTTCTACTGCCCATACCGATGTCCATCGTATCGCCAGTAATAGGAACCCATAGGTCTACTCCAAAGCGCGACGTGTCGCGGGTAGCGTTGTCCGCATAGATCATGTTCGGCGCAGTTGCAGCCGTCTCAGGCTCAAAGACAATCTTGTATCCACCGCGCTTTGCCGACTCGCCCATCTGCTGGATTTCTGGCGCAGCCTCTCCAATGTCGTCAAACGTGGTGACAGGAACCTGCTTGACAAACGACCCAGCCGAGTACTCGTCTAGGGTGTTGAGCAAAGTCTTTACTGCCTTCTCTGGATCTTCTTGAACAAGTCGGGAGAATACCTTTGCGTCGTAGATATTGCGAAGAACGGAGTATTGCGATACCGCCTTGCCAGCGATTGCTGCACGCTCTACCGCTGAGGTTCCCCCCTTAAGGATCTTGACTAGGTCGGTGTACTCCACGTCAGTCATCGTATCCCTAGCGGCTACCGTCCAGTTCTGTGCCTGAGCAACGATGTTCCGCGTTACCCTAGGTAGCCGACCAACGAAAGATTCGTCAGCCAACTTTGCAAGGAAAGACTTCTTTGCTGCGCCAAAGTCGCGGGCTACTGCTCCAAATCGGAGCATCTGGGATGCATACATTGCCTCGCCAAGTGCGCGAAGATCGCTTTCCTTGCCAGACTTAATCGCACTGACAACACCTCGCCATGCATCCTCAGCCGAAGCCAATCCGATAATCGGTTCAAGGTTAGTAATAAACTCAGTCTGTGCTAGGGCAATCTTTTCTTCCATGGTAGACCCAGCAGCAAGAGTAAACACGTTCTCGTCCACTGCAACAGACTTCTGATCTTGCAAGCGACGAGCAACGCCAACTTCGTCCATCGTCCGTTCAGCGCGTAGAACGTCAAGCGTTCCGCCTTTGCCAATACCCTCATTGATCTGACCAGCAACGTCTCGGTTAAAGATGACATTAGTAACGGCTGCCTCTCCGCTTGCAGCGGCACGGGCTTCAGCGGTTTGGAATACCTGATGTAGTTGCTTCCACTCTTCCTCAAGGTCGTCTAGCGAGCGGCTTGCATTGCCTGTGTCCACCCCAGCAAATCGGGCAAATTCGCTAAATGCCTTCTGATCCCCAACGCCCTGCGCACCCTTCACGATGGCAGCCTTCTTCATGGCACTTGGTCGGATCTCTCCGAATACTCGGTTGACAACAAGGTCCGCTGCGCTGTTGAGAGTAATGTGGTTTGCTGCTGCGGCTGCCGCGTCTAGCGCCTCTGCCGCACGACCACCAATCTTTGCGGACTCAAGGATCTTTCCTAAAGTGCGCACGCCGATTGTAGTCATTGCGATTCCGTATGAGCGTCCAAGGATTGCTTGAGACAACCCACGCTTAATTCCGCTCAGACCATTAGATGCCTTAGTGTATGAGCGACCAAGCAGTTCCTTGCCAGATCCGCTCTTGAGCCAGTCAAGGTCCTCTTGGGTGGCATTCTGTCGGGCTGCGGCAGCGGCAACCCCGTCTACATAGTTAGCACCCATCCTTGACTGGACTGTAGATGCACGCTTTGCAACATCAAATCCCTTCCCAAGACCAAGCGAGATAAGGTTGAATGGATCAAGGAACAGAGAAACTGCAAGATCGTGCGCAACACCACCAGTGATTGCAACGCCATCGTTTGCCATCTGGTCAGCCACATCACTGACACTTTTACCGCCGTGTACCATGTTGATGTACTTTGCATCAATGGCGGTATCCCCGTGGATTAGGGCATTCTGTAGCCTCTTCTCTGCAAACTCCCCTGCGGCAATCTCCCACGGAGTATTGACGACTTCACCAAGAGTTCCAATTGTTGCGCCAGTTGCCCCACCAAGAGCACCTGCGGTTCCGCCTAGTAGGTCAACCCCAATAGTACCAACGCGCTCAAGCCCAGTAGGGCTATCGTTTCCAGTAGACTCTGATCGTGGTGCAGGCTGTACTGGAGAGGGTTCAAACTCACCAACAAGTTTAGCCATTAGAACGACCTTCTAGTAATGTCCCTATACGTTCTCTTTGTCATAGGCTTATTTCCTGTTGCGTTCGCAGTTGCTGACGGCATGTTGCGCATAAATCCATCTAGCAACATATCGCTGCCGCTTTCAATTCCAGCATTGAACCCGCCATATCTTACGCCAGTACTGCCGATGGCGCTAGAGGACGTTCGTGTAGCGCCAGCGCCGCCCATACGGGTTTCTGGATTAAATGCTGCTGTTCTCCCATAATCTCTTCCGCTAGGATTAATACGCGGATCCACCGTCTTAGGAGCCTTAGGCATTTTCCTGCCCACGGGTGCAGCCGCTGGTGCTGGAGTTGCATCAGGTTGCCCACCGTCCGTTGGAGGCTGCTCATACCCATAGGGCGTAGGCGTTGGTGTTGGCTTTGGTACGGTAGGGGGTGTCCCAGCGCCGCTGTAATCCTCAAAACCCCACCCTGGCTTTGACATGCCATCGGCATTAGCAGCAACGTAGGCTCCACCGATTGCTCCCAACTCTCTTGTGATATCTAGGCTGCGACCGCCTTCCCCGCCACCCAACGCACGGACAGTTCCGTCAGCATAAACCCGAATCTGTCCAGACTTAATCGCGTCATCAATAGACTTCTGGATCGCTTTAGTAAGGTCTGCCTCAAGAGTATAACCTGCGCTAGTTAGTGTAGTGTAAATGCTTCCATCCATTAGTGCCAAAGAATTAAGGGGTGCAACAGTTTTAATCATTCCCCATGAGGATTGAACTGAGGCATTTGCAGTGACAACTAACTGACCCCCAATAATCCTTTGGTTAGCAGACGGGTTGTCGCCGTAGGACTCGCTAATCCATCTAGCAGAATCCTCAGCAGACATAAGGCTTTCCTTGCCTGCAGCGTTAACCTTAGTAACAATCCACTCGCCGTTGGCTCCTTGGGCAAT